TTCAAACCTTCTCTCTCCAAGACAGTCCAGATCGTTCCAGACTCACCTTTTAATAAACCAGATACATTGGATTTTGATGCAGAATGATGCAGAAGTAATCCCGATTAAACGAGGGGTCGCTCTAATTGGCAGCACTGAGCCTAGAGTTCACACGCCTTTACTTAAAGGTAAAAACAAAGCACAAGAAGTAGCCGATCTAGCTGAGAAAATAGGATTACCGCTTATCCCATGGCAGCGTTTCGTATTAGATGATTTGTTATGTGTAGATGATAAAGACAACTGGCGTAAAAAGACAGCTTTAATATTGGTTGCACGTCAAAACGGCAAAACACATTTAGCACGCATGCTCATATTGGCTCACTTATTCTTATGGGAATCTAAGAATGTCCTGGGCATGTCCTCTAATCGGAATATGGCATTAGATACATTTAGAAACGTTGCATACACAATAGAAGATAACCCATTTTTGAAAGATCAAGTAAGACAGATACGTCTGGCTAACGGACAAGAATCAATTACATTAAAAAACGGCGCTCGCTATGAAATAGCAGCTGCGACCAGAGATGCACCACGTGGAAAGACTGCAGACTTTCTTTACATTGATGAATTACGTGAATGGACAGAAGAAGCCTTTACAGCTGCATTGCCTGTTACACGTGCTAGGCCTAACTCAATGACTTTGATGACAAGTAACGCAGGTGATGGATTTAGCACAGTGCTTAATGATCTTAAAGAGCGCTGTTTGTCATATCCACCAGATAGTTTAGGTTATTACGAATGGTCAGCACCACAGCATTGCAAAATACATGACCGAAAAGCGTGGGCATTAGCAAATCCAGCATTAGGCCATTTAATTTCAGAACAAACACTGGAAGAATCGGTAAATACCAATAGTGTTGAAGCTACACGTACTGAGATGTTATGCCAGTGGATAGATAGCGCTGTCAGCCCATGGGTGTATGGATCTATTGAAGCATGTAGTGATAGCACACTAGAAATACCTGTCGGGCCAATGACTATAATGGCCTTTGACATTGCACCCACAAGAAGATCTGGCGCATTAGTTATGGGTCAAATAAAAGACGGAAAGATAGCTGTAGGTTTAGCGCAATTGTGGTCAAGTGAAGTAGCTGTAGATGAAGTTAAAATGGCAAGTGATATAAATGAGTGGGCAAAAAAATATCACCCACACAAAATACTATTTGACAAGTACGCCACACAAACTTTGGCCACAAAATTAGAACAAAGTGGCTGGCGCATAGAAGATTGCAGTGGACAGGCTTTCTACCAGGCCTGCTCGGACTTATCGGATGCCCTAGCAAACGTAAGATTAGTGCATAGTGGACAAGCCGACTTAGTACAGCACCTCAATAATTGTGCAGCTAAAACAAATGATGCTGGCTGGCGTATCATTAGGCGTAAATCGGCTGGAGATGTTACAGCTGCTATCAGCCTTGCTATGGTCGTAAGTCAATTAACTAAACCGCAACAAACCGCACAAATCTTTGTCTAACTTGCACCATTAGTCCGTTTTATGGTATAAAGTATGCCTATGGGTCTATTGTCTGCTTTGGGTATAACTAATAACAATAAAAACGTCCAAGCGCAATACGCCCCTGCCGTTATGGGTGACAACACACTTCAATTTGGTTATAACACCTTTGGATTTGGCCCAATGGATAGAACACTGGCTACACAAGTACCAGCTGTTAATCGCTGCTTAAATTTAATTAAAGGTGTTATCGGATATTTACCTTTAGAGCTATACAAAAAGTCTACAGGTGAAAAATTAGGTAAGCCATTATGGTTAGAACAACCAGATATTAGACAACCAAGATCTGTAACTATAAGTTGGACAGTTGATTCACTTGTATTTTACGGACAGGCTTTTTGGCGTGTAACAGAAGTTTACGCAGATGATTTAAGACCTGCAAGATTTGAATGGATCGCTAATAATCGTGTAGTAGCACAAACAAATCAATTAGGTACAGAAGTTTTGTATTACACAGTAGATGGCGCTAAAGTGCCAATGGTAGGCGTGGGATCATTAGTAACATTTCAAGGATTAACACAAGGTGTATTACAAACCGCAGGTAGAACAATACAATCAGCATTAGATTTAGAAAAAGCAAGCGCTGTAGCTGCACAAACACCTATGGCGACAGGATTTATTAAAAACACTGGCGCAGATATGCCAGAATCACAAGTACAAGCATTATTAGCAGCCTGGAAGTCTGCAAGGCAAAATAAATCTACAGCGTATTTAACTAGCACATTAAGTTATGAAACTGTCGGTTATTCACCTAAAGAAATGATGTACTCAGAAGCACAACAGTATTTAGCTACGCAGGTTGCCAGGGCTATGAACGTGCCAGCATATTACATAAGCGCAGATATGAATAATTCTATGACTTATCAAAATATATTAGATGGTCGTAAAGAATTTGTAGCATATTCTCTACAACCTTACATTTGTGCTATAGAAGATCGTTTAAGCATGGATGATATAACACCACGTGGTCATGTTGTTAAATTTGCATTAGAAGAATCTTTCTTAAGAGCAGACACAATGAAGCGCCTAGAAGCAATAGAGAAAATGTTGTCACTAGGTTTAATAGATGTAGAGCAAGCCAAAGAAATGGAACAAATGACACCTAACGGAAATGAGGACGCTGATGTTACTTACCTTCAGTAGCCATATAGAAAGCGCAGATGGTGAGCGCAGAGTAATAGCAGGTAAAATAGTGCCATACGAAGCTGTGGGCAATACCAGCGCTGGTCCTGTTGTATTTGCTAAAGACTCTATAGAAATTGGCGATCCAGGCAAGATTAAAATGCTTTTACAACACGAAGCAAGCAAGCCTATTGGTCGCATGATAAAATTTAATAAAGCAGAAGATGGAATCTACGCATCATTTAAGATAAGTAACTCTATGCAAGGTCAAGATGCTTTAACACTTGCAAGCGAGGCGCTTATTGATGGCCTATCAGTAGGCGTAGAAGTAACTAAGTCAATGCAGAAAAAAGATTACATTTATGTAACTAAAGCTACATTGAAAGAAGTTAGCTTAGTAGAAACCCCAGCATTCTCAGAAGCACAAGTAACTAAAGTTGCCGCTAGCGAAGGCGAAGCGGACGCAACAAATCAACCAACTACGGAAAGTGAGGCTATAGTGGAAAACACCACAGAGCCAACAGTTACACCAGTGGTTGAGTCAGCTCCAGTAGAAGCCGCACGCCCAACAGTTAGTGCATCCTTCTATACAGAGCCACGCTCACCAATCAGAACACAAGCTCAATTTTTAGAGCATTCAATCAAGGCACAAATGGGTAACCATGAATCTGCACAATGGGTATTAAAAGCAGAAGCAGATGTAGCTAAGTACTTAACAGCCGCAGATGACTCATTTACAACCAACCCAGCATTTAATCCAACACAATTCGTACCTACAGTAGTAGATACACTTATTGGATCACGCCCAGCTATTGATGCAATTGGTACACGTGCATTACCAGCCGCAGGTATGACAATTTCAGTACCAAAGATCACTACATCTGGTACAGTTGCAGAAACCGCAGAAGCAGGCGCACCATCCGAAACTGGAATTGTGTCAAGCTATGTAAATTTAACAGTCAAAAAATATTCAGGTTTGCAGCGCTATAGCCTTGAGGTCCTTGAGCGCAGTTCGCCCGACTTCTTTCAGGCCATGCTCGACAATATGACCCGAGCCTATAATAAGGCAACAGATGCAGCAGTTATCGCAACATTAACAGCTGGTGGCGCACAAGCTAACCCACAAGCTGCAACATCTGACGGACTTATTGCTTTCGTAGCAGAGCAAGCACCAGCCGCTTACCTTGCAACAGGTGAATTGGCAACTGCTTACATTGCAGGTACAGGTCAGTGGAATTTGTTAATTGGCGCTAAAGATACAACTGGTCGCCCAATTTACACAGCATCACAACCAATGAACGCAGCTGGACAAACATCACCACGTTCATTACGTGGTAACGTATTAGGTCTAGATCTATACGTAGATCCAAATGCTGTATCTACTGTTATTGATGAGTCAGCGTTTATCGTTGTACCATCCGCAGTATCAATTTACGAAAGCCCAATTCTGAGACTTTCCACCAATATCCCAACATCTGGTGAAATTGAGACATCACTTTATGGCTACATGGCCACTGGTGTATTAGTACAAGGTGGAGTCCGTCGCTTCAACCTAACCTAATAGGTTAAACCAAGTAATAATCCTCTGGGGTTTAGTAGCCCTAGCCCCAGGGGAGCTTTTTTAGAAAGGACAGCATGCCAAGTACATTTGTAACCAAAGCTGAATTACGTAGTAATTTGGGTATTGGCAGTTTATACACTGATGCTGTCGTAGAAGAAGTTTGTCAAACTGCAGAAGATTTATTAAAACAATACCTTTGGTATAACGAAGCACCAGTAGTCGGTGCAAGTTTGTATAATAACGTTGCAACTTTAGTGTTAGCAAATCCTGGCATATTTGTAACAGGTCAAACTATAAGCGTAGAAAATTGTGGCAATATTTATGGCGGCCAACACGTTATTACTGGATCATTTCCAGGTACTACAGTGCCAGTATCAATAGGCACAGCATTTTTAACAAATTTACCTTACACAAATTATCCACAAGGTTATTCATTTATTCAGTTTGCCAAAGTACACGCAGACGATCCATTCCATAGAATTATCCCAAGCGGCAAGGTAGTAGGCCCAGATAAAAAAGACACAGATTATAGTGCGACCCCTGCAATCAGAGAAGCAGCCATGATTTTGGCTGTCGATATATGGCAAAGCCGTCAGGTCAGTGCCACTGGTGGGGTAGGTATGGATGGGGTCAGTGCCAGCCCTTATCGGATGGGTTATCAGCTGATTAACCGAGTGCGTGGCCTCATCCAGCCTTATTCTAATCCTAATTCACTGGTAGGTTAATATGCCAGCTGCGATTACAACGTTACGTAGCACACTGGCCACAGATCTTACTAATGCTGGCGTGTGGTCAGTATTTGCTTTTCCGCCAAGTACTCTTCTCGCCAATGCAGTCGCAATCACCCCTGGCGATCCTTACATAGTGCCAAGCAATAACGATCATGTAACAGTATTACCTTTAGCAAATTTTAGAATTTTAATTACAAAACCTGCGTTAGATAACCAGGGCAACTTGGCTGGTATGGAAGATTACATAGTAGCCGTAGTAACAAAGTTAGCAGCGTCAGCGCTGACACTTAATATATCAAGCATTT